ATGCTCAACCCCATGGCAAGCATCCGCGAGCGCGTGCGCAAGGACGGGACGATTACCTGGGCCGTGCTCTGGCGCGAGGCGGAGACCGGCAAGCAGACGTCCCGGTCGATGGTCACCAAGCAGGATGCGCTCGAGCTGCGTGACTTCCTCAACGCCAACGGGCAGAGCTTCGCCCTCGCGGCCCAAGCTGCCGCTCGGCTCCGCTCCCCCGCCCCCACTGTGGCCGTGACGGTGGCGAACCACATCGAGTCCCTCACGAGCGTCACCCCCGGTACGCGGCACCGCTACCGGCTGCTCGCCGACCGGCACATCACGCAGACCGAGCTCGGCGGGATCCCCATCGACACCCTCACCCGCGTGGACGTCTCCCGGTGGCTCAATGGCCTGCCCCTGGCCACCAAGAGCAAGAAGAACGTCCACTCCCTTCTGTCAGCTGCCCTGGGTGACGCCCAGCGGGACGGCCACGTCCCCACCAACGTGGCGCACGGCATCCGCTTCACGAAGTCCAACAGCCGCCGCGAGCCCGTCTTCCTCACCCGCGACCAAGTAGATGCGATCGCCGGGGCCATGTCCGAGCACTACCGACCCTTCATCCACTTCCTCGCCGGCACCGGGCTGCGCTGGTCCGAAGCCACGGCGCTGCGCATCCGCGACGTCGACCTCACCAGCGAGCGCGGGATCGTACACGTCACCCGTGCGTGGAAGGAGAACGGGGACGGGTGGGTCATTGGAGCACCTAAGACCTCGCGCGGGCGGCGCACCGTCGTGATGCCAGCGGCGCTCACCTCGCTGGTAAAGGAGCGCGCGACGGGGCGCGGACGGGACGAGCTGCTGTTCACGGGGTATCACGGGGGGCGGATCTGGAACGGCGAGTTCCACAAGGCCGTGTGGCAACCAGCGTTGGCCAAGGTCGGCAAGCAGCTCCCCGGGACGCCGCGTGTGCACGACCTGCGGCACACGCACGCGTCGTGGCTGATCGCGGCCGGGGTGCCGCTGACCGTGATCCAGCGGCGGCTCGGGCACGAGTCCATCAAGACGACGTCGGACACGTATGGGCACCTGGCGGACGACGCGGATCAGGCCGCGGCAGCGGCCTTGGACTGATGGACCGGTTCCTGGGCATGACGAAAGCGCCCCCACCGGGATGGTGGGGGCGCTTCGCTGTGTGGGGGTCAGGGCACCTCGACGGTGGTCTCGGTGACCACCGGTTCCGTATCCGCCACGGTCACGGCCGTGGACCCCACGGTCTCCGTGGCGCGGTGGTCACCGGTGCCGTCCGGCACCGCGCCGGGCACCCCGGCCGTCTGCGGGGACGCGGCCGCCGCCGCGGCGTCCTTCTCCTCCACGGTGCCCTCCGTGGCGGTGAGGATCTCGCGCTTGACCACCACCTGGTCGGTGGGGGTCTTCTTCGCCGTGGTGAACACGGCCCCCGTGGTGAAGCCCGCAGTCGCGAGGATCGCGAGGATCGCCGCGGCCGCGGCCTCCGCGTCGAGGATCCCCAGCACGAAGCACAGGATCACGACCGCGGCCGCCGCCAGGGGCGGGATCAGCGAGGCGACCGTGGCCGCCATCGTCACCCGGCCCGCCGACTTCCCGTCCGGTTCCGTCGTCACTGCTGCAGCCATGATCAGGCCTCCTTCGTGGTCTCCAGCGCGGTGAGGCGCTGCTCGATGCTGGTGAGGGCCGCGAGGATCTTCGCGTCCGTGTCCTTATCCCGGGTCTCGTTGTCCAGGTCGTAGGCGAGCAGAGTGGCGAGGTCCACCTCCTGCCCGGTCCCGGCGCCGCGACGCTTCACCCGGGCCTTGAGCACGGACGCGGGAATGCCCTTCACGAGTCCGATCAGGCTGCGGGTGCTGGTGGCGGCCTCGGTGAGCAGCGCGTAGGCGTCGCGGCCACCGTTGACCTTGGGGTTCTTGTAGCCGAGCACGGCCATGGCCATGGCGTGCTCGAAGTCGGCGCGGTTCTTGTACCAGGCCATGATCTCCTCCAGAGGATCGGGGGTGGTGATGGCGGCGCCAGTGGCCTTGTCCCACTGGGTGACGCCGCCGAGGTAAACGTTGAGGTCGAGGTCTCCGCCGTAGCCGGGGAGCCGTCCGTGCTCGGTGTACTGCCACATGGCCAGCCGCCAGCCGGGCACCGCCGGCGGGTCGAAGCTGGTGGCGTACCCGTCGAAGCGCTGCCCGGCCCCGTAGAACGCCAACCACAGCGGGTGGGCCTTCGCGAACGCGGACCACGAGGCGATCCGGGAGACGCCCAGGTTCATGTAGATGCCCGTCACGCGCCCGGTGACGTGGTCAACGCGCCGGAGCCAGTCCTCCGCCCATACCGTGTACGAGGCCAGGCCGGCCGGTTCCCAGTCCAGGAACGCGACCGCGCCGGCGTCGAGGTAGGGCCTCGCGACCCGCAGGAACGCCGCGGCCTCGACGTCAGAGGACGCCTGCGCCGTCGCGAAGTGGTAGAGCCCCACGGCCGCACCGCGAGCGCGGGCGGCGGCCACCTGCGCCCCGAGGTTCGGGTTCACGTAGCCGGTGCCCTCCGTGGCCTTCACGATCACGAAGTCCGCCGCGACCCGCTTCGTGACGTCCGCAGGCTGGTGGGAGGACACGTCCACGCCGTTTCGCATCGCCCGCGCCACGGGCGCCGGGGCCTTCGCGGTCAGCGGCCGGTAGGGCTCCAGGTGGTACGGGCCGGGGCTGACCCGCCCGTAGGAGCCGATCGCGTAGTTCACCGGCTTCGGCAGAATCTCCGTGTGCGCGTGCGGACCCGTACCCAGCCCCGTGGCCCCGGAGTACCCGATGACCTGGCCCTTGGCCACGACGTCGCCGGGGTTGAGGTCCGTGCGCGAGAGGTGCGCGGTGATCGCGAAGCAGTCGTCGTGCTCGACCACCACCACGATCCCGCCGAACGTCAGGGACAGGAACCAGCGGGCCGCCCATCCGTTCGGGCCGCCCGGGAGCTTCGTGCACCAGTCCGCCCACCGGACTACCCCGTCCACCAGGGACACGAGCGGGGTGCCGGTGTTCACCCCGTAGTCCCGGCCCGAGTGGCCGGCGGGGCCGTTGATCGCGGACGGGTTCGCCCCGTACTCCTGTGTGATCGGTGCGCTGTCCGGCACCGGGCGCATGCCCATGGCTGCTCCTCTCGCGCCCGCGTGCGGGCATGAAGAAACCCCGCGGCTCTTGCCTGCGGGGCTGATGTATGTGGTGGCCTACTGCTCGTGGGTGGCCGTGGACCCCCGGCGCGGGGGGATGCGGAAGTGCGGCAACGCGGGCGGGTCAGGGCGGCGGCGCAGCTCCTCCCACCGCTCCTGAATGTCGCGCCATCCGCCCACGAGGACTTCCACGGCCTGGCGTAGCAGGCCGAGCTCCTGCCGGTCGGCCTCACGGTCGGCCTGCAGCCCCTGGACCTTGGACTCCAGGCGCAGCCGCGCCCGGTACTCCCGATCCGCGTTCTCCCGGGTCTCGCGCAGCTCGTTCTGCACGTCGTGCAGCAGCTCCAGGGTCATCTGCTGGGAGGTGTGCGCGGCGACGGTCTCGGCGTCGTCCTTCTTGATCGGAGGCTGCTTCTTCGGGATCAGGGCGGCGAGGAACGTCCAGATGCCACCACCGGCGAGGACCGCGACCACGATCGCCACGATGCTGTCCTCACTCATGACGGGTGATCACCTCCTGCTCGCTGGTCGCCGCCTCCCGGATCTCCCGGAGCTTCGCCCGGGTACGCCGGGCCATCAGGTGCAACGCGACCACCCGGGTCGCGGCCATGGCCACGAACATAACCCCCTGGCCCCAGGAGAACTGAGACCGCGGGAAGTTCTGCAGCACCACGAACGCGTACGACGCCCACCCGGCGGCCATGAGGATCCAGCCCGCCTGCTCCACGTTCCATGCCCGCGACCGGTTCTCCCAGTCGTTGAGCAGCCCCACCACCGCGGCCCCACCGCCGCCGGCCAGCGTCGCCGCGAGCAGAGCGGCCGTCCACCCCGGCAGGCGACCCAACGACTTGGAGGGGGTGTACTCCGGGAAGAACGGGGAGACCCCCAGCAGCGTGCCAGCGATCACTGACCACGCCGCCACCCAGATGATCGGGTGCGTCAGGGCCCGCTCCCACCACGTGGGCGGGTCGTGGGACGGGATGAACGCGCTCACGAGGTGGCCTCCTCGGTGGTGGCCTGCGCGGCGAGCGCGGCCGTGGCGTTCTCGGCGCGGACCTGCCACTCCAAGGCGGCGAGTTCGGCCGCGGCTTTCTGCGCGTTCAAGGTGGCGATGATCCGCTGGTAGTCCTGCGGGGTGAGGTCAGGCGCTTGCGTCATGGGTGGTTCCTTCCTTGTCGGGGAGGTACTCCCCGTCGATGTACAGGCCGACTTCCACGACCTGGATGGTTCCTGCGGGTGTGGTCCAGTCATCCAACGCAGCTCCTTAGAAGTAGTTCGAGTAGAGGCCTTCGTTGACGTTGAACACGACGCCGCGGACCTTCAATGCGCCGGTGTCTCCTGCGGATTTGTTGACGATGCGGATCTTGATGGTGCTGTAGGTGATCCGCATGATCATCGCGATGCATTCGCGCCCGGAGGCGGTCTCCACGGACAGATAGGGCATGAGGACCGTGTACTGGCTCGTGAACGCGAATCGGTACGTGTAGACCACGTCGATGTACCCGCCGGCAGAAAGGCCCCGGTCGTTGTCCATGCGGAAGAACTTCACGGTGTCGGACTCCTGCGCCCACCTACCGGTGAACGTGAACTCACCGCGGAACGGGAACATGAGCATTCCGGGGTTGCCCTTGACCTGGGCTACGTCGTGGTGGGAGATGATCTTCGAGACCGTGTCCTGTCCCGCGTCGGCCTGGTGCCAGATCGCGAGGTGGTCGCGGGTGTTGTTCGATCCGAAGAAGTCTGCGGCGGCGATGGATCCGGTAGAGCGCAGACGCACGCGCTGCTTGTCCGGGGCTGTCGAGAGCTCTCCCACGAGGTAGTTGGTGCGCCCGTTGATCTGCACGGTCTGGGAGCCCGTGTCGTCCCACGCCCGGATGCCCGCGTTGTCGATCTTCACCCCGCGGTTCGTCTCCGTGGTGGTCTGCAGCAGACCCGAGGTCATGATCCGGGTGGCGACCGTGCCCGCGTTGATGACCTCCGCGACCGTGGTGCCCAGCAGGGTGGAGTCCTGGGCGGTGAGACCCTCCGTGAAGATGCCGCGGCGGGCCTCCACGTCCAGGGCCTTCACGAGCGTGGAGGCCATCTCGCCGGTGACGTTCAGCGCGGGCAGGTCCACTGTGCCGTTGATGATGATGTGCCCGTCGATCTTCTCGATCTCCCCGGCCGCGACCCGCCCGATCCGGTCCTGCGCGGACTGCAGCTCCTGCTCGGTCTGCGCGAGCGTCGCACGGGTCTGGTCGATCAACGCCGTGCCGTCCTGGATGCGCTGCTCCACCGAGTTCGCGGTCTCCCAGTCCCAGAAGATCTCCGCCCCGTCTCCCGGGGGCACCAGCTGCAGGCCCTCCCCGGGCTGGACGGTCTTCACCCCGTGCGGGACGGTCGCGCCGGACTGGACGTCGTTGCGCAGCGACCGCAGCGTGTCCGCGAGCGCGGGCTTCAAGTTCTGCCGTTGTGGCATCTCAGCCTCCTAGATCAGATCGGCCGGGGTGTACCACTGGCCCTGCTGCAGCTCGACCTTCACCATGTCGGTGAGGTCCCCGCTGGCCTTGATGATGTCCATGTCGTGCGCCCCGCCGGGGATGGACCACCAGTCGTCGGTGAGCACCACGGTCACCGTGTCGCCTACATGCCAGGTGCCCCATGGGGACGCCTCGTGCGCGGCGTACACCGACACCGAGAGCTGGTCCACCATTCGCCGGGAGTCCGCGAGCTCGCCCAGGCACTTCTGGCGGATCGGCTCGGGCTTGGCCTGGTCCTGGTCGGAGATCACCGTCTCCAGCGGCGGCCAGCCCTCCTTCACTAGTGCCAGGGACTCGGCCTGCGTGCGGGTGACCTTCGCGCCCTCCCCGGCCCCGGTGCCGAACACGCGGGTGACGATCTTGGAGCCATCCGAGGTGACGGAGGGGTTGGTGACGTGGGTGCCCGCGGCGGTGGTGTCCCACACCATCGTGGTGTCCTGCGCGATGGTCGGGTCCCACGAGGTGCCGTGCACGAACCGCCAGTGCACCCGGGTCATTTCGTCGTCGGCCCACTCGGGCCGGAACATCATGTCGGGGCCGCTGATCACGTTGGTGAGCTCCGTGAGGCGCTTCTCGCAGTTGTTGTTCGCGAGGTTCCACGCCTCGTAGGTGCGCTCGTTCAGCGTGGACTTCGACTCGTATGGGGAGCCGTGCACGATCGGCAGGCCCCCGGCGGGCCGGTCCATCCCGGCCTTGACGACCTCCCACGCGATCGTGCCCAGCGACAGGCCCCGCAGCGCGTAGTCCTTCTCGAGGTGCCGGCGAGTGAACATCTCGCGCATGCCCCGCCAGTCCAGCGTCAGGCTGTACTGGTCCTCGGCCGGCCACGAGATGATCGGGCCCCCGCACACGGGGATGACCCTCCCGTCCGGGGTGATGTAGGACAGCAGGACCGAGGCCCACCACGGGGACAGGCGCCGTCGGTCGATGTCCGCGACGTCGGCCTTGGAGACCCTCACGGAACCCGAGTCTGCCTTGTTCAGCTCGATCGCCCACGACCCGGACTCCGGGGACAGCGTGCGGCCGACCTGGCCGGTGACCGTCTCCACGAGGTTCACCTGCCAGCTCACACCGCCACCCCCGCGTCGAAGATCGTCAGCGCGTCCCCGGGGAACTTCTGAGTGCCGCCCCAGCGCACGACCCACGACGTGTTGGTGGCCATGTCGCCGTCGTCGGCCCACTCCGAGACCACGTGGGCCGTGTGCGCCCCGCGGGTGACCTTGTGCAGGGACTCCACCTGCACGGTGGTCCACCGCCGGTCGATGCCGACCTCGAACGTCTTCACGAGCTCGTCGTCGATGAACAGGCTGTAGCGCAGGGAGCCCGCGGTACCGGCCACCGTGCCGATGCTCGACACCCCGGACGCGTTGGTGCGGCCCGCGGTGATCGAGAGCTTGATGTTCACCTCGCGGTCCGTGTCGACCGTGAACCGCTGCTGGCACTTCTTGTACTTGGTGCCCTTCTTGCGCACGTCCCCGCCCTGGTCCACGGCCACCGACAGGCTGCCCAGGGTGGACTGGGAGTGCATTGCGTACTGCCGGTCCCACACGCGGGTGCAGGACGAGGTCTTCGTGGTCCCGGCCGGGACGCGGATCTTGTCCAGCACCACCCGGCCCGCCGGCACCGCGCCCGTGGTCATCACCACGGAGGCGGCCTTCGAGGTAGCCGTGTCGGCTTGCTCCACGTAGAAGCTCACGGTCACGTCCCCGGTGGCCGGGGGCGGGTCGAGGTTGATCGTCTGCCGGTACACCGGCACCAGCACCGAGCCGCGGTTGTTCCACTTCATGACCACGGCGCCGTCGTACACGTCGACCTTCAGGTCCGAGCGCAACCCGATGTACGCGCCGGTGAGGATCCCGGCGTTCTGGTACTGGGCGTCGATGATCAGCTGCATGTCCTGCGGGGTGGTGGCGTCGATGATGACGCCGTTCTCGTCGCGCAGGTCGGGGATACCCCAGGCAGTGGACATGAGTCCTCCTAGATGTAGGTCGATTGAAGGGTGATGTCCGCCCACCCGGTGGACGGCGCGAACTGCTCGGCGCGCACGGTCAGCGCGCCCCGCGGGGGCACCGTGAACCACTGCCGCTTCGTGAGTCGGTGCGTCTGGTCCGCGCCGCGCACCGTGACGGACCCGGCGCGCATGTTCACGGTCACCGGGGACTGGTCGAACACTGCGTGCGGGTACTCGACCGCATGGCGGCCGTCCGTGAGCCTGAACCCGTTCGGCCAGGACCCCCGCACGGTCACAGTCGGGTAGGCGTCCGCGTTGCCCTCGTTCACGATCCGCGCCGCCGTGTTGCGGCCCTCGCGCCACTCAACCCCGCCACCGGGGAACACTCCGTTCGCCCAGGAGAAGCCCACACCCGCGCCGGGCGGGGACACCTGGGCGGTAACCGGCGGGGCGTACAGGAACGGATCCGGGGCGCTCAGCGGCACCTCGAAGTCGATCCACTCGAACCCCTTCGTGGTGTGCTTGACCTCCCCATCCAGGCGCACCCGGGTGGAGAGCTCGAAGCCGTCTACCGAGTAGGTGAGCGTCCCGAAGTCGCCGTCCTGGAGGATCCCGGAGACGTAGCGGTCCGCGAGGTCCCGCCAGGACTCCTCCCGGAACCACAGCGATCCCTTGAGCGTGAGCGTGCGCCCGGTACGCCGGGCCTTGCGGGGGAACAGACCGTGTCCGAGCTCCCGCTGCGGCTGCGTGCCGTAGACGCCCACCCCGCCGTACCAGCCCTCGAGGTCCGTGAGGTGGTGCTCCTCCTCCCGGTCGTCCTCGAAGGTGCTCAGCGTCAGGACCTGATCGCCCCAGCGCAGCTCGGCGCGGCGCCGGCTGATGTCGTCCATCTAGATCCCCGCTCTCATCATCTCGAAGGCGAATGCTTCCCCGGCCCGGCGCCCGAGCTTGTCCGGATCCTCCGGAGCCTCCGGCAGGTGGAAGTGGTTCTCCCAGGTGCCAGCCGGTCCGCGCTGATCCTCGACCTCACGCGCGAGCGCGTGCATGTCCTGGAACTGCTGGTGGGTGAGCACGGCGTCCGGGCGGGTCTCGCGGTGGTGGACGAGCATCGGGTCCGTGGTCTTCCGCAGCCACCCGCCGCCGTCGAACACGTGGGTGGAGAGGTTGTCCGGCAGGATGCCGCCGCGGGCGTACCCGTGGCCCTTGCCGATGGCGCCCAGCATCCCCTCGACGCCGTAGGTGCTCTTCGCGTAGCGCATGCCGGCGACGAGGTTGGCGAGAGGGTCGAACTGGTTGTTAGGCAGGGACGGGTCGCGGTTCGCTGCGAACGTAGAGCCGATGACCATGACCAAGCCCTTGCCGAGGTCGCCGGTGATGTTGTTGATGTCACCGATCGCCCCCTGCACGGAGTTTGGGTCACCGCCGGACTCGGTGTCGATCTGCTTGACCCACGCGTCCTGGTACGGCTTCGTGGAGGGCAGGCCGGCGCGCTTGAGCGCCTCGATCACTGTGTCGCGCCAGGACTCCGCGGACTGCCCGGAGGCCACCTCGGAGTCGCCGCCGTCGAACGGGTTGATGACGCTGGCCGCCCAGGATTTGAAGCCCTCCCAGGCGGTCTTCGCCGCACCGACCATGAGGTCCTTGGCGAACCCCGCGCCGGGGATCTTCTCCATGAGCTTGTCGAAGCCGATCATGTCGAGCAGCCCCGAGAGGATGCCCCCGCCTCCGCCCGGGTCGTCGTACGTCTTGACGCCCTCGCCGGGTCGACCGTAGATCTCCGCGAGCTTCGCGTAGTCCAGGCTCGACGGCCAGTAACCGCCGGACATGCCCGCGGACATGATCGTGCCCGTGGCCCCGTACCCACCGGGCGGGTGGTTCAGGGACAGGACGTGGCCGATCTCGTGGATCAGCGTGCCGCGCACCGCGTTCTTGCCCACAGCCGCCGGGCCGCCCGGGGTGATCGTGATCCGGCCGTCCGAGGTGGCGTAGCCCCACGGGCCACCGCCGCCACCGGAGATGGACTGCACACCGGGACCGCCGGAGCCCATGCGGATCTCCAGCGCGGACCGCCCCATCCATGCTTTCGCTGCGGACTCGAACGACACACCGCTGATCGACCCGCGGGGCACGTTGAAGTAGCCCAGCTGGCTCGCCCTGGCCTGGTTTGAGGACCACAGCCCGCCCGAGGGCCCACCTGGGGGCCCCATGGCGAACCGCTTGTCGTTGTCCTTCGGGAATGTCTCGATGGACGGCTTGTGCTGGTCCAGCCACGACTGGGCTCCCGACACGCCCCCAGTGTTCGCGGCGGCGTTCATGCCGTGGATCCATGAGGGCCCGAGCGCACGGGTCGCCTCGGGGACCAGGATGCCCTCACCACCGCGCAGCGGCTGCACACCACCACCAGCCACCGGGGCGAGGTGGTCGTCCACCTTGCGCCGCTGGTAACCAGGGACAACACCACCACGGGCGAGACCCTTGTAGTGGATCTCGTCCACCGGGTCGATGCCGAACTTCGTGGCGACCTTGTTGAAGTTCTTGATGAACCCGCCGTTGATGACGGTGTTGATCACGAAGTCAACGGGCTTGTCCACGATGCCCTTGACCGCGTTCCACGCCCGGCTGATGCCGTCCTTCGCCGCGTTCCACGCGTTGACAACGCTGCCCCGGAGGAAGTTGATCATCGGCTGCAGGATCGACCCGCGCACGAAGTTCCACGTGTTCGACACGGTCGTGCGGATGCCGTTCCAGACCTGGGAGACGACGGACCCGATCCACCGCCACGCCCCGGTCAGCGCACCACGCACGTAACCGATTAGGGGGTTCAGAACCGCGTCACGGATCCAGGCCCACGCCGCGGCGATGGCGCTGCGGATCGCGCCCCAGACCTGGGCCACGAGGTTCCGCAGCCAGGTCCACGCGCTCGTGAGCGGCCCGCGCACGAAGCCGATCAGCGGGCTGAGGACCGCGTCCCGGACCCACGCCCACGCCGAGGCGATGGCGGACTTGATGGCGCCCCACACCTGGGCCACGACGTTGCGGATCCACAGCCACGCGCTGGTCAGCGGCCCGCGCACGAAGTTCATCAGCGGGGTGAAGACGGTGTCCCGGATCCATGCCCAGGCCGCGGCGATGACGTTCTTGATGCCGTTCCACGCCGGGAGAATGATGGTCGCGTAGAGCCAATTCCACAGCGGGGCGAGCACTCCCTGGACGAAGGCCACCAGGCCCTGCCAGATCGTCATGACGACAGCCACGGCCACAGCGATGGCGGTCTTGATGCCGTCCCAGACCGGTAGCACGACGGTCGTGTAGAGCCACGAGAACACGAGCCCGAGCGCGGCCATCGCGGTCTGCACCCACGGCACCACGATGGTGGCGATCCACGTCACGACGTTGCTAATCGCGCCCTGGATCCAGGTCCACACCGGCTGCACGACGCCGGTCCACAGCCACGAGAAGAATCCCCCGACTGCCTGGAGGGCCACGCCCAGGGCGGGCACGGCCACGGTGGTCAGCCACGTGACGGCCCCGCCGATGAGCGTCAAGATCCCCGAGGCGAGCGCGGCCACGACCGTGACCACGAACTGCAGGACGGGGACCAGCAGATTCAGGATGGTGGTGATGACCGGCATCAGTGCCATGACGAGGGCGGCCACGACCTGGATGATCGCGGTGATGATGGTCACCACTGGCGGCAGGATCGTCGAGATGAGCTGCACGAATACCGGCAGGAGCTGCGCGAGCAGCGTGGCCACCAGCGGCAGGATCGCGGTCAGCAGCTGCGCCACCACGGTGACGACTGTCTGGAAGACCATGACGACTGCGGGGAGGATCGCCGAGGCAAGTTGGGCGAACAGCGGGACGAGCTGGGCTACGAGCGTGGCCACGAGCCCGCCGATGGTCCCCATGACCTGGCCGATGGTGGTGCGGAGCTCCTCGCTGCTGCCGATCGCGGCGCCCACCAGGGCGATGGCGATACCGACCGGGCCGGTCAGCAGCGTGAAGGCGCGGCCGAAGATCGCGAGCTTGCCAGTGGTGAGCCCCAGGGCGGCGAAGATCTTGCCGATGATGCCCACCAGTGGGGCCGCGGCGATCTTCGCGGCTCCGAACTTCACCGCCAGGACGCCGAGGACACCGGCGATGCCCGCGAGCGCGGGGGCGGGGATCGCGTCGATGACGCCGGCGGCGATGTCGATGAACGCGGCGGCCTTGTCGGAGATGAACTGGAAGGTGGTGGCGACGAAGCTGCCGGGCTGGACCATGGCGACGAGGGCGTCGGCGACGGCCTGCGCGGCGGGCTTCACGGCGGCGCCGAGTCCGTCGAACACGGCGGTGAGTCCGAGCGCGAGGCTCTGGATGATCGGCATGAACGGGGTGATGGCGTTGGCCCCGAAGCGGCTGATGGCCGTGGTGAGGTTGGCGAGCGCGCCGGAGGTGGTCTTGCCCATGGCGACGGCGGAGCCGCCGACGCCGTGCTCCATGGCGGAGGCGAACTCGTCGAAGGAGATCTGTCCCTTGGAGACCCACTTTGAGACCTGTTCGGTGCTGACGCCGAGCTCGTCGGAGAGGAACTTTAGGACGGGCACGCCGCGGCTGGTGAGCTGGAGCAGGTCGTCGCCCTGGAGCTTGCCGCGGGCGAGCACGGAGTTGAAGATCGCGCCGGCGTCCTGCATAGACATGCCGGCGATGCCGGCGGTGTCGTTGATGGTGGACAGCACCTGCTCCAGGTCCTTGCCTGGCTTCACGCCGGCCGCGACGGCGGCCGCTGCCACCGTCGCGGATTCGTTCAGATCAGCTGAGGTACCGAGAACCGCGTTGTTCGCGTTCTCCATGATCGTCTCGATGTCCTCGGCACTGTTGCCGAGGCCCTTGAGCTTGGCTTGTGCCTGCTCGATCTGGACGGCGCGGTTGAAGCCACCGACGGCGGCGATGCCGGCGATCGCGCCGGCGGTGGTGCCGGCGGCGGTGAGTGCTGCGGTGCCGATGCCGCTGATGCCGTTGGTGAGGTCTGCGACGTGGCCTCGCACGGGCGCGATCGAGCTGCTGATGCTCGTGCCGAAGGTCTTGAACGCCCCGGTGGTCTCGGTGACCACGCCGCGGACGGCGCCGCTGGCGGCGGAGACTGCTCCGGCGACCTGCCGGCCCGCGTTGAGTGTGCTGGTGGTGACGCGGGAGAGACCGGTCTGCGCGCTGGTGGCCATGGTGCCCACGGCGGATCCCGCGCGCGCGAAGAGGCTGCTGGAGCGGACTGCGGCGTCGCCGGCGTTCTTGAAGCCGGTCACGAACTCCCGACCGGGCAGTGCTGCGGTGGTCGCGAGGGTGCGGGTGGCGCCGCCGAGGGAGCCCATGTGCCCGGTGAAGGTCGACGCCGCGGCCTGCGCGTTGCGGAACCCGGAGACGAAGTTCTGGGCCGGGAGCGCGGCCACGTCCGCGACCTTGCGGGTAGCGCCGCCCAACGTGCCCAGGTGGCCCGTGAACGAGGAGGCGGCCGCCTGCGCGTCGCGGAACCCGGAGACGAAGTTCTGGGCCGGGAGCGCGGCCACGTCCGCGACCTTGCGGGTAGCGCCACCCAGCGTGCCCAAGTGGCCCGTGAAGGTGGACGCTGCGGCCTGCGCGTCCTTGAAGCCGGACACGAAGTTCTGCCCGGGCACGGCCGCCGTGTCGGCGACCTTGCGTGCCGCGCCTCCCACGCTGCCGAGATAGCCCGTGAACGAGCTGGCCGCGGCCTGCGCGTCCTTGAAGCCGGACACGAGGTTCTGCGTGCCGGTCAGCGCCGGGCGCAGTGCGGCGGCGAGGTCCTTGCCGAGGGTCTTCGTCGCGGCCAGCGAGTCCCGGGCGCCTGAGCTGATGTTGTTCCCGAGGGCCTTGCCGCCCTCTTTGCCGGCCTGCTCGGCGGCCTTGACCACCTGCGGGTTGAGCTGGCTGGCGAGCTGGCCCTGGATGCCGCGCACGGACGGGACGATGTCCACGTAGAGAGTGGCTATGCTCTCGGCCATCTCGCCCTCCTCGGGTACGGGGAAGGCCCCGCCGGTGACCGGCGGGGCCTTCTGCTGTGTTCGACTACTTCTGGTCGGGCTGCTTCTCCGGCTTGAGCCGGAACGCGGCCGCGCGGCGCTGCATCTCCTCGCGGTGCTCGGCATACCGCGCCCGCCAGGCGGTCGCGCGGTCCGCCCACTGTGCGGCCTTGCGCTGCTCCTCCTGCTGCTCCACAAGCCAGCCCTTCGGAGCCTCCGGGGGCTTCGGGCGCTGGCCCTTGCCTCCCGTATAGGCGTGCCAGATCGCGCGCATCTGGTACTCCACGACCTGCACCTGACGTGCCTCGACGGTCAGGGCGGCCCAGCCACCCACCGCCGCCCACACGCGGGACCCGGCCGGGAGCTGCATCACGAGGTCCGCTATCTCACCGGCCCCGTACTCCCCGGACTCCCGGACCTGCCGGAGGCGGATCCCGTAGACCTGGTGCAGGTCAGCGGCCACCTCCTCCGGCACGTCCAGCAGCAGCCGGGCCAGGATCAGGAGTTTTTTGCCCCCGCCTCCTGCACCAGCCGCTGGTAGAACTCGAAGAACCGCTGCACGTCCACGAAACCCGTGTCGTCCTTGACATGCTCCGAGATGCGAGCGCGGTCGTTGCGGTCGGGGATGACGAGGGCGACGACCTGGAAGATCTCTGCGGGGCCGCCGGCGCCGGCTTCGACGGCGCCGCTGGACTCGATGAAGCGCCAGTCGCGCATGCCGTTGGTGTCGACGGTGACCTTCACGCCGTCGAGCTCGACGTCGAGCATGCCGTCCTTGTTGGGCTTCGGGGCGGGCTTCTTGCGGTCCTGGGGGCGCTTGGCTCCGGCACGGTCCTTCGGGGACCCGGCGGGGGCGCGGCCGGTTTCCTCCCGGGACTTGCGCTCGAGCTTCTCTGCGGGGGTTTCGTTCTTGGGCATTGCGGCGATCTCCTATCTCGGTGGCGATCTGGTGGGGTGTGGTGCGGCCCCGGCCGGCGAGATCGCCGATCGCCGGCCGGGGCCTGTCGTGGGGTGCTCAGCCCTCCGCGTCGACCAGGGGCTTCGCGGCGTCGATGTAGGACTGGCTGTTGGTGAGGATGTACGCCTCGCCGACGATGGACGCGGCCATGGTGTAGCCGGAGATGGCGGCGTTCTGGTGGTCGACGTCCTCGCGCTCACCGATCTCGGTGCGCTGGGAGACGATCCACTTCGTGACGTCGTCGTCGTTGACCACCTGGATGGTCTTCACGGCGACGGTGCCGATGCCCTTGGGGAGGTCCACGCGGGCGACGTCCTCGGTGACCTTGTAGGGGTCCTTGTGGTCGAAGAACATGCCGGTCACGAGCGGGGACTCCTCGAGAGCTCCGATGCTGAAGCCCTTCTCCGTGGAGGTGACCTTCGTGCGGAGCAGCGAGCCGCCCTGGTGGCCCTTCATCTTCTCGATGTCGGTGGAGACCGTCAGCGGGATCCCGTCCTCGTTCAGCCAGCCCACGTTCACCCAGGGCTTCGGGAGGTCCAGGAGCAGGTCCGCTTCGGACTTGATCACGGGGTCCGGGGTGCCCAGGGGCGCCACCCAGATCCCGTCGAACATGGATCCGTAGACCCGCACGTTCGCGTTGTTCAGTGTCTTCTCGCTCATCGGTGTGTCCTTCCGTGGTGGGCGCGCGGCCCGGTCACTTGCTCGTGGTCTTGGAGGCGGCCTTGCCGGCGGGCGCCGCGGTCTTGTCGCCCCGGTGGTCCTCCGCCAGCTCGGACAGGGACTTACCGTCCTCGGCGGCCTTGGCTGCCGCGGTGCCCTTCTGCACGGCCACACCCTGGTGGAGGAGGTTCTTCGCCCACGCGGTCGGGATGTCGTAGGTCTTGCCCTGGACGTAGAACGACCCGTTCACGGGGTCTCGGACGGTGGTGACGAAGGTCAGAGCCTCGGTGCTGTCGTTGGTGGCCATGGTGATGGTCCTTCCGCTAGATGTTCGGTGTGCGCATGGTGATTCGGACGGTCGCGGTGAACCGCGTCCAGTCCTCCTCCCCCGTGGGGAGATCTACGGGGCCCGCTGTGTTCTCCACATGCCGGATCCCGTGCGTGCCCGTGGCCGCGTGCAGCGCGCCGCGAGCGCGGTCGAGTTGCCCTATGGCGGTGAGGGCGTCTGGGCCCCAGCCCTCGAGTTCGATCCGGACGTCCTGGGTCACGCGTGTGGGGTCTCCGCCGCCGTTGAGGAAGTACACGAGGAAGCCTTCGGGCGGGTACTTGCTGGGGCGGCGGATGCCGGCGGTGAGGCCGGCATCGCGGAGTACGGCGTCTACGGCGACGAGGGCGGGGGCGGCGATGGTGCTCATCAGCGGCCGCCGGCGGGTTTCGCGCGGGTCAGTGCCCGGTCGATCTGTTCCGCGCGGATGGCCGCGGGGTTGACCATGGCCACGTGGAATCGGACGCGGTCCCGGCCGATGTACTCCTTGAGCTCGACCTCGGGGTTCTCACGGGGGCGTGCGGTCCGGGCGTTGGTCTCGGCCTGGTCCCGGATGGGTTCGACGACCCGGCGGACGCCGCGGGCGACTTCAGGGCTCTTGAGGAAACGGCCCACGGCTTTCCGGTTCAGCTCGAACTTGTTGGCCACGGTCAGGTCTCCTCTCGGCTGCGGGTGGCGACGATCGTGCGGTCCAGCAGGCCCGTGGGTCCCGAGGGTCGGCGCGGCGGTGCGGTGAGCTCCAGGCCGGTGCCCGGTGACCCCCCGTACTGCTGGCCGCCGTGGGTGAAGGACACACGGTCGTGGCGGGTGATCTGCGTGCCGGGTGGCATGGAGATCGTGTGCTCGGTGACCGCGGCCTCCTCCCGGGTGAGGACCTCCTGGGCGGGGCCGGCCTTGATGTGGCATCCCTCGACGATCCGGTCCGGCTCGACCCCCCACTTGCGGGTGGTCTTGCCGAACTGCTCCGTGACGGTGGCCGGGTGGACGGTGACGGTGGTGGTGGCGAAGAACGGGTGGATCACGCGCGGTCCCCCGTCCCGATGCCGTAGCGGCTCACCGCGTCCGCCCAGTCCTGCGAGACGCCCTGGTCACTGCCGAAGGACACCGACGCCCCGTCGAGGGTGAGGTCCTTGACCCCTACCGGGATCGCGAGCGCGCGGGCCGCGGCGTCGAGCACGGCGTCTTCGATCTCCTCGGGGATCTCCTCGAAGCCGTGGTCCAGCTCCACGACGATGGCCCCGTAGGCGGTGCTGAACGGGTGGCCGGTGGACTGGAGGTAGCCCTGCGGGGAGGCGCGCACGTGGGCGGTGATGTCGCGGCCCTGGTCGGTGACCCGGTGGACCGTGGGGTTGAGGACGGGCAGGCGGAGTACGTGCCCGCCGGGCCCGTCGAGGGTCATCCGGTCGCTGAGGACTCGGTGTACGGGGTGGCGTGCTGCTGCCCGGAACCTGTTCGACGCACGCCGGACCGCTTGCACCGCCCGGGGGTCCTCCCCGCCGGCGGTGGTGCCGGCGGGGAGGACGTGCGCGAGGTTCTGCGGGTCAGCCAGCAGCGGCGCCGGACTCGGCGTGCTCACTGGTCTGTCCTCCCTCGGATTCGCTGGTCACGCGCTCGGGCGCCTTGCGGGCCTTGTTGCGCGCGGGGCGGGCGGCCTTGCCCACGGCCGGGGCGAGCCCGTCCGCCAGACGCTGGCCGTCCTTGTCCACCAGGCCCTTCGCGATCGCGTCGTGCTCCTGGTAGCGGACCCCGTTGATCACGTGCATGTCCCCGGCAGCCATCAGCCCTCAGCCCCCGCGGACTCGTGGCCGGTGACCAGCAGGCCCGGGTTGAGGATCCCGAAGCCCGCACGGCACTCGCCCAGCAGCGCCACGAGGTTGCGGACGAAGAAGTCCGCGTGGCTGTCCGTGGCGGTGATGGTCGCCACCTCGCGGTCCCAGAGCACGCACTGGCTCAGGTCACCGGCGATGAACTTGCCGGTGCCCGCGAGCGCGGGGATCACGATGCGGGGGCGGCCCCACAGGGTGCCGGGGCCGAGGCTGAACGGACCCTGGCCATAGAAGCGGCCGTTCTGGTCGCGGGCGAGGTCGATCTGCTCGTCGAGCTCCGGGGAGACGAGGAACGCGGAGACCTGGCCGCCGAGGTTGGTGACGCGGGTCAGCGCGTGGCGGGCGGTCTTGAACAGGTCGGTGTCGAACTTCTGGTCCTGCACACCGGTCGTGTTGAAGATGCCGTTCCACTCCTCCTCGCCCTTCTTCGGGGAGGTGGCGTTGCCCTCGACCACGAGCCGCTCGATCTCCTGCTCCAGGCCGCGGGCGAGGAACCCGTCGATCATGGTGGCGATCTGCGCGGCGTCGGAGAGCGCGCGCTTCGTCACGGGGATCCAGTGCGCGATGGTGATCACGTCGGCGGAGGCCTTGCGGAAGCCGAAAGCGGATTCCGGCTTCACGCCCACGGACCCGGTCGTGGCCGGGGCCTCCTTGACGCCCTTCGCGGCGTTGGTCACGGCCGAGTCGGTGTCGGGCAGCAGCTGCGCGTACTCGATGCGGTCCGAGCCGGTGGTGCCGTTGGTGATCACGTCGCGCAGCTTCGGCTGCACCTGGGGGAAGGGCACGAGGCCGAGGCGGTCGGGCTGGACCAGGACGTTCGCGGAGGAGTCCGCGTTGCCGGTGCCCGCACCCGAGGTGAGGAGCGCCTTCATTCCGTCCACCTGGACGGAGTCCATGTTCACTCGAGCCTCACGGGGCACGTTGCCTCCGGGAAACCGGTCCTGCAGCGCCTTGAACTGCGCGGAATCGGCGAAGGTGTGGCCCACGGACTTGCGGGCCGCGCCCATTCCCTGGCGGGTGCCCTCGAGCGCCTTGGCGTTGAGCTCTTCCGCGGCGCCGGACTCAATCTCGCGGCCGAGGTCCTCGATGGACTGGCGGGCCTGGCGGGCGGCCTTCTCCTGCTCGAACTCACCGCGAGCGCGGGTGGTGAGGTCGTCGATCTTGGCCTTCTCCTCGGTGGTCAGCCAGCGGCCGGCCAGCTCGGCGGCCTTGGCGACGTCTCGGGCTGCGGTGAGCAGCTCCTGTGCCTTCTTGTTCACGATGCTTCTCCTTCGGCTTGAATCTGGATGAGGTCGATCTCCGTGAGGGAGATCGCGGGGTCCACGTCACCGTCCGGGTGCGGGTCCTGCCCTGGCGTGCGAGCCGGGGCGGGGTCCTGGCCGGTGTCGGGGTCCCCTTCTGCCTCACCGGATGCGGCCGGCGAGGTGGTCTGGTCCCCGTCCGGCGCGGGCGCCGGCGGGGTGTCGGTGTCGTCGGGCCGCTGCGCGGTGTCCTCGACGGTGGTGTCGGCCGGGGGCACGGACTTGCGTGCGGCGCGGGCGAGGGCGTGGCCGATGTCGTGGAGGTGCGTTCCCCGGGTCCCGCTGGCGTGGGCGAGCTCACGCTCGAACGCGGCGAGGTCCGCGGGGTTGACTCCCTTGATCTCCAGCAGCTCGGTCTCGCGGTTCACTCCCACGAGGCAGGGGCCGACTTCGAGGATCGCGAGCTTGCGCAGCTCGTAGACCTCTTGCCCGTCCTGCTCCGCCCATCCGGCCTCGAGGACGTCGTAGGCGAACGAGAACTGATTCACGCGCCCGGCCTTGAGCAGCCGGTACACCTGGGCGGCCTTCGGGTTGAACTCGAGGTCCTCCTCGCTGATCTCCCCGATCACCTCCAAGCCCGCGGCGGTCTCGGTGGCCTTGACGACGCTGCCGACCAGCGAGAACGGGTCGCCCCAGTCGTGGGACCAGATCACCGGGATCCGCTGCCCCTTGGCCTCCCACTCCGCGATGCTCTCCGTGAACGCGCCGGGGCGGATCACGTCCCCGTAGGAATCCGTGTTGTCGAACACGGAGACCAGGGCGCGGAACTGGCCCGCGGCGAGCGCCCCGGTGCCTGCCGTGGTAGTGGCCTTGAATCTGACCTGTTGGCTCATGTGTTGTCCTGTTCCGACACGCCCCCGTACTTGAGGACGCACCTGCAGTTCGCGGTCTCCGGTCCCTGGCCGGTGTGGTCTCCCGGCCAGCGCAGTCCGTTGAGGAAGTAGCCGTCAATGGGCACGGTCGCCCCGGACTGCGCGGCGTGCGTGGGCCGGGGATTCTTCGACGTCGTCAGCCACGTCTTGGTGGTGGCGCCCACCGAGCGGGCGGCGTCGTTGCGCCCCACCGACTCGATCTCGGTGCCGAGGGTCAGCGCCCGCTTGCTCAGCGCGGTCTCCTCCCCCAGCCGCAGGAGCGCGAGGTGCTCCCAGCGGGCGGGGTCCTCCGCAATCGCGTCCGTGATGATCTGCTGGTACTCCTGGTAGATCACCTGCTCGGACCAGGACCCGGCTGTCTTCCAGCACCACTTGCTCTGCGTGGTGGTGTCCCACGAGCGCCAGTCGCCGGCCTCCAGCTCCTCGAGCGTGTCCTGCGAGGCGGCCTCCATGACGCGCATCATCCGCGGGTAGGCCCACCGCTGGAGCTCGTCCATGTCCTGCAGCGCGTCATCCGGGGTGAGCTTCGGTAGCGCCTTGGCCGCCTTCTGCTCCCCGTCCGTGATGTCGTGCCGGCGGATCCAGGTCTCTCGAATCTCCCGGCCCTTCTCCAGCACAGCCGCTTCCCACTCGCTGCGAGCGCGTTCAGTCCGCCGGCGGGGCGGTGGAGTGGGCTCGAGTGCTTTTGGGCGAACCACCATCCGTGCGGCCTTGTACGGGTCCCCGCCCTCCTCGTTGGTCTGGCCCGTGTCGTTGGGCGAGGCGAGGCCGCCGGCGGTGACGTTCATCGGGACGATGAGCTCGTCGGTGCCGTCGAGGTGCTCGAGGTTCTCACGAGCGCGGATCTCCGCGCGGGTGAGCCACGGTCCGCCGCCGGCGGACTGGTAGGCCTTGACGCGTTCGGTGAAGGTCGCGCGCAGGCGGGCGTCCACGTTGGCCTCGATGTAGTAGTTCGGGCCGAGGTGGTCTCGGAGACCGGCGTTGAGCGCGTCCTCGAAAAAGCCGATGTCCGCGCCGAGCACGTCCACGTAGAGCTGTTCGCGCAGGGCCACGATGTTGCTGTGTGTGCCCTCCTTCGCTCCGACGAGCTCCGGGGGTATGTGCAGTGCCTGGGCCGCTTCCATGAGCGTGAGCTGGCGTACCTGGACGTATTCGAGGTCCTTGGGGTTGACCGTGTCCACGGGCTTGTACGTCATGCCGTCCTCGAGGATCGGCACGCCGCCTGCGGAGCCGCCCCCGGGGCGGTAGGTGGAGAACTGCTTGCGGAAGCGCCCCCACGCCTCATCGGACCACTTCCCGGCCTCGTGTGGCCGCTCGATCACCGCGGGCACCATGGCCGAGTTGCGGAACAGCTCGGAGCGGTATTCGTTGAGCGCCTCGGTCTCGCGCGCGAGCCCGTCGAGGGTGCTCACCGGGGTGCTGCCCGTGCGGGTGCCGGCCTTCCACACCTGCACGTTCAGGTCGAAAGTCACGTCCGTGAGCGGGCGGGTGACCTTCCGGCCGTCCCCGAGGTAGAGCACGAGGTCCGTGTACCGGCCGAGGCCGTCCACGGCGATGCTGAACATGTGGGCTGGGATGATGATGAACTCCAGGCCGCCGTCCTCGCGCGGGTACGTGGTGAACGCCCAGCGGCCGTAGAGGAGCATGTCGTGCTGCAGCTGCTGCACCCAGCGGCGCTGTCCCATGCGGAACCCGGGGGCCTTGAGGGCCTCCTGCACGGCGTGCCCGCGGGCCTTGCGGCGACCGCCGTCCTCCATCCGCTCGTACACGTCGAAGGGCACCAGCGCGATGCTGTTGGTGATGAAGTCGACCACCGTGCGGATCTGGGGCTGGTCCGCCCACATCGCCGCCGGGGAGAAGCTCGAGCCCTCGTAGTTGGTGACCGGCACCGAGTGGACCAGGGCACCGAACTTCTCGTTGTCCGTGCTGATGATGTCCCCGTCACGGATCCCGTACCCCATCAGCCGACCACCTGGACCCAGGCGATCTGCGCCGCGGGGATGATCACGGTGCCGTCCAGAGACCCGCTGTCCTGCAGCGAGCGCAGCTCGGTGCTGGTGAGGTCGAGGTAGTCCCGGCCCGTGCGGGCGAGGCGGCCCACGAGGGCGTCTCCGTTGGTGAGGTTCACCATGACTTTGGCGCCTTCCAGTCCTCGGAGCGTTCGCATCGGGGCCTCCTTTCGTGGTTACACGACCCGCAGGTCGTCGGATTCGTAGGTGCTCTCGCGGACGCCACCGGAGCTGATGGCTTCGTAGATCGCGTCACACAGTGCGGACACGCCGTCGATCTTGTCGGCGCTGTTGGCCTTGGAGGGCTTGACGTTGCCGGAGGGGTCCATGTCCACGGCGAGGTTGTCTACGCACCAGAGGGCGACGGGGTTGCCGCCGTTGCGCAGGCGGGGCACGCGGTCGGCGGGGCGGCCGCTGGCGCCCATCCGCACGAGGCGGTGGACCTCCTTCAGCGCGGGGCTCATGCTCATGTAGCCCTGGCCGACGCGGACCATGTTCACGCCGTCGTCCATGAGGTCGGTCACCAGCTGCGAGCTGTTCCAGCGGTCGAAGCCCACGGACTGGACGTCGAAGGTGTCCGCGTCTTTCTTGATCTGCGCCTTGACCCAGCCGTAGTCGGTGACGTTGCCCGGGGTGACCGTGAGCCAGCCGTTCTTGACCCAGTCGCGGGACGCGCGGCCGGCGGTGCGGTCGTCGAGCGCGTCGAGGTTCTCCTCGGGGGTCCAGAAGCGCCAGAGCGCGTCGTAGCCGGGCCCGCGTTCGGGGCTGTACGGGAACAGCCAGCACAGCGCCGTGAGGTCACTGACCGAGGCGAGGTCGAGGCCGCCGTAGGCCGGGCGCCCGGCGAGGTCCGACTCGCGGATCGGGCCGCCGCTGTTCATCCGCCAGTCTTTCGTCTGGATGAACGCGGTGGTCTGGCGGGTACGGATCCCGAGGTGCAGTCGCTTGAAGCGGGCGAGCAGCACGGGGCTGTTCTTCGCCTTGTTCGCCTCAGAGGCCAGGTAGTCGGCCTTCGGGCTGACCCCGTATCCGGGGTTAGCCTTCCGCCAGGTCTCCGGGCTGAACGGGTCATCGTTGTCCCCGGCGGCGAAGATCACGCCGTAGACCGTGGGGTCCTTGAACACGCCGCGGGCGAGCTTTTCCAGGTACTCCCGGTTCTGGGAGTAGGGCGACTGGGGTTTGCCGTCGTCGGCCGTGGTGATCTTGCAGATCAGCGGCTGCTCGCGGGAGCCCGTGCCGGTCTCGATCGCCTCGACCAGGTCGCCCTTCTTGTGGACGTGCAGCTCATCGACGATACCGCCATGCAGGTTCGCGCCGTGCTGCGCGTCCGCGGCCGAGGAGATGACCTGGAAGTACGAGCCCGAGCGCGGGTGCGTGATCCGCTCCTTGAACGGCTTCACGTGCCCGCGCAGGGCCGGGGCTTTCTCCGCGAGCGTCTTGATCGGCGCGAACGTGAACCCGGCCTGGTCCTTCGTCGTGGCCGCGGCGATCACCTGCGCACCGGCCTCCCCGTCCGCCGCGGTGAGGTAGATCGCGACGCCGCCGCACAGCGTGGTGTTGTGCGTGGTCACGAACCCCTTCCCCGCGAGGTATAGGCCATCCTCCCGCTCGACCTTGATACAGCGCGTCGGCACCGAGGGCACCTCCCGCACGTCCACGACCGTCAGCGAGCGTGAACGGGCGCGATGGGCCGTTGTGGCGGGCGCTGGCCGGAGCCGTTGTGTCTTGCGCTCGAGCCGGAACGGGGTGGTCTCCCGGTAGGCGTTGAAAAACACGCGGTACTTGGTGCCGGTGACGCGGCCGTTGATGCTGGCCTGCCCCTGCTTGAGGGTCGCCTTGTAGCCCAGCCCGCGGGCGAGCTCCAGGACCTGGTCCGCGAGCGCCGGGAGGGTGGTGCAGTACTCGCACCGGGGCGTGAGCCCCTTCCCTGCCCCTGCGTATCCGTCGCTGTCCATGAGGCCCTGCAGGAGCGCTTGGCGTTGCTCTTGGGATGCGGCCATGTACTCGGCGGGGATGTGCTTGTCTCCCAGGACCTTGAGGGCCCGTAGGGCCACCTGCAGGCCGCCGCTGACCCCCCATTCGATCGTGGTGCCCTTGACGGGCCGGACCGTGTAGTGCTCGCGGAATGCGTCTACGACTTCGGGGTCCGCGGAGGTGATCCTCGCGGTGTCGGTCGCCCCGTCTCCTAGCCAGATTCCCAGCAGGTACGGGTCGACGGGCAGCTCCTTTCGGGGTCCTTGCAACGGTGCCGTGGTGTTCACCCGGTAGCGCCGCTCCCGGCGGCCCCGGCGTCCGATTGGCAGGAGGTGGCGCTGTGCGAGGGTCTGGGTGTCGACCGTGACCGTGCGGCTGCGCCAGCGGTCGTGGACCGTCCACAGGTGCTCGGCGTCAGCGGTGATCACCTGACCGTCGGAGAACTCCACCTCGAAGCAGCGGTGCCCGTGGAACACCTCGAAGGCGCCGACTACGCGAGTGGGCTTCCCGTCAGGGCCAAACACGTAGGCGCCCTCGGTGATCTCCCCCATGGTGGTCCAGCCGTTGGTGGTCCAGAGGGGCGTGTCCAGGGCGAGGGCCTTCCCGTTCTTGCGCGGCACGTCGAGGGTGGCGTTGCGGATGATCCGCACGTACCCATCACGGCCGCCGCCGGGCTTGATCCAGCCGAATACGGGAGCGAGGAAGTAGGCGACCTGCCAGGGGTCCGGGACCAGCGGCTGGCCCGCGAGCGGGCCCTGCGTGTGCCGCAGGCGGCTGAATGCGTCCAGCACGCGGTCCACGCGGGCGAAGCTGAATGCGGCGTCCGTGACATTCGAGGGCTCCGGTGTCTTGATCTTCGGCGGTGTCTCCGGCCACGGAATGTCGCGGGCATCGAGGTAGGCGGCGACCTCCGGGGAGAGCCGCAGCTTCCGCAGGAGCGTCTCCTCCTCGACCCACCGCTTCCCGTTCCAGCGGCGCCCGTCCTGGTGCTGCTCGGCGAAGGCCCGCGGCTGCTTCAGCACCACGGCGGCTTCCTATCAGGCGAAGGGATTGTCAGCGTCCTCCTTCTCGGCGTCCGGGACGAGGTTGCGCTCCGCAGCCGGGGTGAGCCCGTACTCCGAGCACCAGGCGCGGAACTCCTTGCCAGCGCGCTCCTCGATGCCGACCCACGGCGCCGAGACGCGGCCCTGACTGTTGTCCGCCAGGATCGAGTCCTTGCGCCTCATCCGCGCGGCTTCCTTCCACCGCGCGTAGGTCTCGCAGAGAATCTCGAGCGACGGCGCGTCGAGGGGCTTGAGCAGACCGACCGACTGCATCTGCTCGACCACGAGGTCCCACAGCTTCGAGGCGTCCTCGCTGAGATCCTCGGGCTTGACCGGGGACCCGCGAGTGAACGGAACCTCCGGCTCGATGGGGCGGTGGCCGGGGTTGTCCTCCACGACCTTGAGCGCCCGAGGCTTCGGCTTCCGCCCAAGATTCGCTGCGCCCATCCGCGTCTCCTCATGTCGTCGATCGCCCCCGCCAAACGGGTTCGAAAGGGCCTGATTTTCGGTTATCGCCCCAAGTCAGCAAAGGGGGGTTCACATTTCGCGGGGACGTGCGTTTTTTGACCGGCGCCGCAACGGCGCGTTGCAATTTCCGGGATTCTGACTCCCCTACCCCCTGGGGGCACCCCCTGGAGAGGGTCAGATTCCGGTGCGACGGGCGGTTCCGGCGAGGCGGCGCAGGAGCGCGAGCTCGCGTTGGGTCTTCTGCTCATGGCAGGGACTGGAGTGGATCGGGGCGAGGTTCGCGCGGTCCGTGCGGGCCCCGCCGAGGGCGATGGCCTGCACGTGGTCAACTTCCGTGGCGCCGGGCTTTCCGCAGACGTGGCAGATGCCCTCGTGCTCGGCGAGCACCTGCTTGCGGAGTCGTTGCCAAGCGCCCTCGCCGATGCCGAGGCGGTCCCTCGTGCTTCGGTCGTCCTGCGGTCGACGTCGTTCGGTCCAGCCCGAGGACTGGTGCTCGTCGCACCGGCCCTTGCGGGTGGCGAAGGCTGAGCATCCCCGGGCCGTGCATCGAGTCGGTGCTGCGTGAGGCATGGCGTCCTGCTCCGGGTACGACGAAGGCCCCGACAGAATTGCCGGGGCCTTTCGTGTTAGCGCGTCCCTATCCGAGACTGCTTCCATTTGAGTACACAGTAGCGTGACAGCACCGTGTTCGTCCACACCACGGGCTGGAATCGCTCAGGCTGGTTCTTTCGCCCGGCCTCGTCGTTCGTCCTTCTGCAGACCGTGGAGCCGTTCCCAGGTCTGCACTGCATCTGTGGCACGGAACATCATCGGGTCCACGCGCACCGGCCGCAGCTGTCGACGCTGCACCCACTTCCGCACCGTGTCCGTGGTGATGCGTTTACCCAGCACGGTGCGGAACAACGTCACGAGATCAGCGGTGCACACGGTGAGCCCCAGCAACATCTGGTTGCGGGCCTCCTCCCGTTCCTCCACGTCCCAGAGCACACCGCACGCCGGACACCGCACTTCCCCCTCGAGCTGGGCTGTGGCCAGCACGCCCCCGCAGTCGCACGTCCCGACCACGCGCCGCTCCGGCGCACGGTCCACAGACCGCCATCCCTCCCGTACCGCTTCGAGGAGAGCATCGTGCGCGCCCTCGATCTCGGGGCGGCGCACCGCGTACTTGAGGCGGCGGGCCGTCCATGGCGACAGGGCCGCGGCCGCCACGGGGATGGGCTCGTGCTCCTGCGCGCCGAGGTGCGCGACCGTGCGCAGTGCCACGGTGATCGAGTCGGCCACCGCCGACGCCGAGAGGTTGAGCACCAGCGGGCGTTCACCGGAGGCCCCGGCGACGAACGTGCCCTGCCTGGACTGCTTGGTGATGGTCACGTCCAACTCCCGCAGCAGACGCGGAACCTCGAGCACCGCGGTGTGCAGAGCGGTGACGCACTGGGTGCACAGGTTGCCCATCGTGGCCGGCGCTCCGTCCACCACGCACAGCGCGCTCATGGCCGACCCCCCATCGACCCGGTCCCGTACCCGGTGCCCGCCGACAGCTCACGGTGCACCCGCTGGGACACGACGTCGCTCGGACGCCACACCCCCGCGTCCACGCCGGCGTCGTGCAGGTTCTCCAGCCACTGCTCCTGCTTCGGGCGGAACCGGCCCCGCTCGGTCTTGAGCTCACGCATCAGGCACAGCCGCTTGCGCGGGTGCACAAGCACCAGGTCCGGGAACCCGCCCGGAGACCGCCGGCTGTCGTGGGTGTGGTAGTGCTCCCATCCCAGGGCCGTGGCCATCTGGACGACGTGGTTCTGCAGCTGGGCTTCCTTCCAGGACAGGATCATCTGCTCCTGGTGATCTGTGGCTCTCATCGCTTTCCCCTTCTCCCCCTGCGTCGTGATCTTGATCCGCGCTTCTTGGGTGGGTGGTCATGGTGATCTGGCGTGTTCTGTCTCTGAGGTGGTCGAGCTGGGTTCCCGTTCCCTCCCGTACCGGCCCGACCCGTCCCGCCCCGTCCCGGGCTGTCAGGATCCGTAGGAAGGCTCCCTGCGGATTCCTGCCGAGACCTGCCTGTCTCTGCAGAGCGCCCGGAAGGTCGTCCCTCGGCGGTGGCCTGTCGCGCCTCGTCCACGGGTGTGGGGGCTGCGGTGTCAGGCTCCTGGGCGGGTGAGTCGCTGCTGCCCTGCGGCGCGCGTTCCTCACCGGCGGCAGGGGTGCCGGCCTCGGGTGCGGTGTGGCCTGGTGGCACGTGGCCCGGCTGGACCTTGGCCTTGGGCACGGGGGGCGGCTCGATGCCGTTGCTCCTGGCCCAGTCGCTGTTCTTGATGAACTCGACCGTGTCCAGGGAGTAGTACGGGCGCTCGGGGACCGGGAGCAGCGGGTACTCGCGCTCCGCGTGCGGGTTGTTCTTCCGCCCCGAGTTGCACCCGGTGCAGGCCACCACGAGATCATCCGGGGTCTCGGCGCCGCGGCCGGGGCTCCGGTGATCGTAGGTGCCGGCCAGTCGGCCCGTGCGGGCGCGGAAGCGCACGACCTGCCCGCAGTACCGGCAGGCGTCACCGTCGCGCAGGCGCACCGGGATGGTGAGGGCAGGGTTGGAGTTGTCCCTCTTGCGGCGCCGCTCCCACTCCACCTCCTCCTGGGTGCGCATGTGGATGAACTCCGGGTCCTCCACGATCCGCCAGCGGGCCCGTTCCTGGCCGCGTACCACCTCGGTGACGGGCTCCAGGTACCCGGCGAACGTGGCCTGGTCCAGCAGCCGGTCTGCGCGCTCCATCGAACCGGCGACGTCGGCGGCGGTGGCCCGCGAGACGACGTAGTCGGTGAGGTGCTGCGCTCCGACCGTCGCGCACAGCGTGACGAAACCGAACACTTCGAGCTTGGTTCGGTCGTCCGCGTCTGGGTGCTCGCGCACCTCTGCGACGATCGGGTTGGTGGCGGCTGAGTCGCCGACGCGTAGCCACGGCATCAGTCGCGCTCCTGCCTGGTCGCGGTCCCGGCCCGGCGTGCGGCGGTGCCCACGGTGGTGGGTCGCGCGGCTCGGGCGGTGTCCTGCGGGTGGCCGTCGCGCTTCCAGCCCGACGTGCGGCGGTGTCCCCGCGGGGCGGGGGTCGCGCGGTCGTGGCGGCGTGCTGCGGTGCGGCCGGCAGTGTGCTGCGTGCGTGGTGGCACGGGGTCTCCGATCTGGTGGATCCTGCAGGTCTGATGCGCCGTCCTGCGGCGCGGGGTTCAGCCGGTGGGCTCCTCGTAGGGGCGGGGCTTGACCTCGAGGAGCTGGCCGCGGAAGCCCATACGCGCCTGGACCGTAGAGCGAGGGTCCACCCCCATCTCGCGGAGTTGGTTGGTCCAGACCACGAGGTCCGCGACCGTGAGACCGCCTCGCTTGTCGATGGCCTGGATCGTGCTGATCGGTGTGGCGGTCATGGTTTGTCCTTCCCGTTGTTCTGCTGTCGTGTGCGGTGCACGAGCACCGTGGTGTCCTGCTGCACCCAGACCGGGATCACCCGGCCGTCCCTCACCTGGAGGTCGAGCCGGACGAAGTCCCCATCCGTGGCCACCGCCTGCAAGAAGCCCCGGGACGTGCGCTCCGTCGTGGCCACGCTGACTCGGTGCCCCACGTGCGCGGCAGTGACCTCGTGTGCGACGTGCAGCGTGCGGTGCTGGTCGCGGCTCTCCCCCGGGGTGAACCCGCTCACGCCGCCGCCTCCACCCGTCGCGTGAGCTCCGCCGTGAGCTGAGGATGCTCGGCGATCACCGCCGGATCCTGACGGAGCTGGTTGACCGTCATCCAGAAACGCGTCGATAGGGTCACGCCGCCACGCCGGTGCCCGTGGCGGAGCATGAAGCCGTCGATGTCCTCATTCCTCACGCCCCTGTACTTGTACCGGGCCACCGCGAGCGCCATGGCTTCCTCCTCGAACGTCGTGGAGGTGGGTTCGGGAGTGTCGGTGGGGGGCTCGGGGTCGTAGTGGACCATGTGGTCCGTGCGGGTGTCGTAGTCGTGGAAGATGCTGGACCAGGCGCGGCCGAGCTCATCGCCGATCTTGCGGGCCTCCTCGGCTGCCTTGTTGCAGAAGTGGCAGTCGGCGCCGTGCGGGCGGTCGATCATGGCTGGTCCTCGTTCAGCTCGCCGGTCTCGGGGTCGACGACGTCGGCGAGCATCCGGGTGAGCTCGTCCTCCATGTCGATCGGCAGCTCCTGCATCCCGGTGCGGCGTTCGGTGGCTCGGCGGATGAGCTGATCCGCTGTCATGAGGTCCGGACCGGTGATGACCTCAAGGCGGTGCAGGGTGGCAGTGGCCTCGGCGTCTCCCGTGTCGACGTCGGTTGTGATCTTCGAGGGCCGGACGATCCCGACCACGAGGTAACCCTGCTGAGGGTCGTTGACCATCAGGCTGTTGATCTGAGTGAGGCCGTTCTCCTTGGGGAGAGAGCCGGAAAGCTTCGTCATCGGAGGACTCCTTGCTGTCGGTACTGCTTGGGGGTGCCCGTGGCTTTGAGGGTGACGGCACCACCGGGGTCGGAGAGGTTTTCGGTCTCCGGTTGCTGGTAGACACGGACCGTGGCGTCCTGGAGCGTTCTCTCCGCCGTGTAGGCGAAAGACATCAGGTCACGGATGGGAATGGGGTTCCTGTAGGTGGACTCCACGGTCACCTTCGTTTCTCCGGGCATGACTACTTCCTTTCGAGGACGTCGAGGAGGGTCACCCGCTCGGCGGGCTCCACGGGCGGGAGCACGGCGAGCGCGGTGAGGGTGAGAAGCAGCACCACCGTGATGGCGGCGAGGATTGGGCCGAGGGCCGCGGCGAGGAGAACCCAGACGATGAGGGTCATGCGTCCTCGTCCAATCCGGGCTTCATGAACGTCACCCAGTGGGTGCGGGCGGTCTTCCCCGAGCGGTGCCCAAACAGCGGCTTGTGCGGGGTGAGCGCAAGGATCGTGGGCAGCGGCACCTGGGTCTCGTTCCACTTGAAGATCAAGGTCCCATGCGGCTTCAAGACCCGGAAGCACTCCGCGAACCCTGCGGTCAGGTCTGCCCGCCAGTCCTCCCCGAGCACTCCGTACTTCAACGCCTGCCACCCGTTCCCGGCACGGGTCAGGTGCGGCGGGTCGAACGCGATCAGGTGGAACGTGTCGTCCTCGAAGGGCATGGCGCGGAAGTCAAGAATGACGTCCGGGGTGATGTTCAGCGCCCGTCCGTCGCACAAGGTGTGCTGCTCGCTGCGGATGTCCCCGAACAGGGCCCGCTGATCGGCCTTGTCGAACCACATCATCCGCGGGCCCGCACACGGGTCTAAAACTGCTGGGGCGGTCTCGGCCATGTCGGTCTCGCTTTCGACTAGTACCCACCCGTTGGCGGGTGCGTCTTGGGTGACAGCCCAGCGGGCCGCCACATGGGCTAGGAGAACGCCAAGGGTCATGAGTGCCCCCGAGCGCCGCGGCGATCGCGATGGGTGGTCAGAACAAGCACAGTTCCTCCGTGTCCTCGGGCTGGTGGGTGGGCGTGGCCTCGGCGGGCCGGTCCAGTGGTCGCAGCTGCAGGACATGGCGCGGAGCCTGCGGCATCACGGTCACCTCGTGGGTGGCCAGGTCGACTAGGGGGTACCCGAGCCGGGCTCGGTTCCTGGCGACGTCGAGCAAGTTCCATGCCCACTCCTGGGTGGCGTGGTCCGTGGGCCGGGACCGGCACCAGTCCTCCTCGTAGGTGACGTGCGGGTACCAGGAGACGTGGGGGCCGTCCGGGTCGAACGCCCCGATGTGCTGCCACTGGCCGGTCGGGTTCATGACCAGCAGCCACAGCTGTCCCGTGCTGGCGGTGTGGAGCACGGCGCGCTCCCCCGGGCGGGGCGTGTAGGCGGTCACCGTGGCTCCCCCGCGGCGAGCGCGTCCTGGAGGGCAGCGCCGGCTTTCTCCCGGGCGTGGGCCTGGATGGTGTGCGGCCCGTAGATCCCGGTCTCGCATTCCCCGCACCACCCGAGCGGCTCCGCGCCGTCGCCCGGGACCACGGTCGTGTGGTCCGTGTACGTGTCGAGCACGAGCTGCACCATGCGCGGCGTCACCGCCGGGGCGGTGCGGGCGGCGGCGCGGGGCGCCGCCCGTCGACGGGCTTCCTCCATCCGGTACAGGCGCTTCGGATCCTCGACCATGTACCACTCACCCTTGCGGGCATCCTCGGCCTCGTGGATCGCTCCGCAGACCTCGCACTGCCACAGGGTGTCCTGCGGGTGGGGGCGGGCCACGTCCTGCGGGGCCGGGGTCTCGCACTCGTGCGGGGTGTAGATGATCGGGCTCATCGGGTCTCCTCGGTGTCTCGGATCGCTGCGAGCGCGGCGGTGGTTTCCTGGTGGGTGGCTCCGTAGCGGGTGCGGCAGAGCTCGACCATGTCGTCGTTGTGGTGGCCGGCGGTGACGCGGCGGAGCGCGGCGAGGTAGTCGTCCCACTGGCTGGCAGGCATGGGGCGTGGCGTGGTGATGGTCATGGGGTGGCCTCCGGGGTGGTGATTGGTTTCGTGGCGGTCTGGGCCCAGGTGCCGCCGCCGTAGAGGCCGCCGTTGAGGCGCATGAACCCGGAGGGCGGGTCGACGTGCTCCTGGATCAGCTCGAGGTCCTGGCCGCGCATCCCGGGGGCCTCGCTCACGAGCCAGGAGCCGATGGCCTGGTGCAGTGCGGGCATGATGTCGTCCGGGTCCGCGGTGCGTGGGTCGATGTCGAGGTCGATCTCGCACCGGAGGTCGCGGACGCGGCCAGCGCGGGGAAAGTGGACGGTGTAGGTGGCCGTGTACGGCTGACGCGCGCCCATCAGAACGGGGGCTCCTGGTCGTCGTCTCCGGCGGGCATCCCGTCGAAGGCGTTCTGGGCGCCGGGGGTGGCGGCGTCCCACGCGGACCCGCCCTGCTGGGCGTCTGCGCCCTGCGGGTACCCCCGGGCGCCGCCGTACCCCTGGGCGCCACCGAAGCCGCCGGCGGGCCCGTACCCGCCGCCCTGGTTGCCGCCGAAGCCCTGCGAGGAGTTCCCAGTGCCCTTGGCGTTGCGCTGCACCTTGGCGGTGGCGTACTTCATGGACGGGCCGACCTCGTCCACATCCAGCTCGATGCTGGTGCGCCGGTCCCCCTCGCGGGTCTCGTACGAGCGCGCCTTGAGACGGCCCTGCACGATCACGCGGGTGCCCTTCGACAGGGACTCGGCCACGTTCTCCGCGGCCTCACGCCACACCGAGCGGCGCATGAACAGGGTCTCCTGGTCCTGCCACTCGTTGGCCTGCCGGTCGAACTGGCGCGGCGTGGACGCGACGGTGAAGTTGGCCACCGCCGCGCCGGAGGGGGTGAAGCGCAGCTCAGGGTCAGCGGTCAGGTTCCCGACCACGGTGATGATCGTCTCTCCAGCCATCAGGCGTTCTCCTTCTGAATCTCGTTGCGGTGCCGGCGGACCGCCCACATGGCGGGCAGCGCGTGGGTGATCGTCGTGTGCGTCTCGTCCAGGGCGGTCTGCATCGTCATGGCCTCCCCCAACGCCCGATCCCGATCCGCGAGCGCCGCGTCGCGGATCTTCTGGCAGTCGGTGAGGGCGCCCTCGAGGTCGGTGACGCGCTGGGTGAGGCGGGCGTTCTCGCGGGTGGTGGTGCTCTCGGTGGTGACGCGCTCCACGCGGGCCTGGTGGTCCTCGGCGACCTCGTCGCGGAGGGCCTGCAGGTCCTGCTCGGCGCGGGCGGCGGCGGTCTCGGCGTGGGTGCGGCGGGCGTGCTCGGCCTGCTGCTCCTGGGCGGCGCGGGCGGCTTCCTCACGTTCGGCGCGCAAAGCGACGAGGAGTGAGCGGACGCGGGCCCGGTGCACGGCCACGTCCTGGGACGGGGCCGGGGTGGTGGGGGTCGCGGCGCGGGCGGCGGTCAGCTGGCGTTGGAGGCCCAGGATCTCGCCGCGCTGCTTGTCCCTGACGCTGGTGAGCGAGGACACCTCGCTGCTCATCATCCGGACACGGCTCCGCAGGGTCTCCACCTCCGCCACGAGCTGCCGGTTGCGGTGCGCGAGCGTGGACTGATCCCCGGGCTTGGTCCCGCGGTACACGTAGCCGCTCATTACCAGTCACCGCCGTCCTGGTGCCGGGTGCACAGGCCCCGCTGGTGGCGGGCGCGTTGGGCGGTGGAGAGCCGGACGGCGATCAGGCCGGCGGCCAGGCACGCGCAGGAGCCGATCAGGAACGCCGCGAGGATCTCGGTGACGGTCAGCATGGGACCTCACCCACCCCACAGAACACGTCCTCCTCGATGGCGTCGCACCACAGGATCGCGCTGATGTCGGGGACCCACTGGGCTGGGACGCGGCCGTGCTCGGCGACGTGGTGGGCGACGAGCATCGCCTCGTCCCACGTGTCGAAGGAGCCGACGAACGAACCCGTGATGCTCTCCGACGCGGGCTCCGGCTGCAGGGTCCACACGTGCCAGCCGTCCTGGCGCAACCGCCCACCCGCGGGGAGCAGGTTGCGGGGGTCCGCGTGCGGGAGACGGCTGAACAGGCCCGCCCCGGCCTGGTGAACGCTGACGCGCGGGCGGTCCAGGTCACGACGCCGCGCACGGGACTCCCGCAGGTCGTGCGACGCGCGTCCGGCGCGGGCGGCGTCGGCCAGCACCCGGGACACATCCCGGCCAATGCCCTCGACGGCATCCGCGAACGCCCGCATCTGGGAGGAGCTCATCACGGTGTTACCCACGTGCCTCACCCGCCCCCGCGTGCGCCAGCGAGTACAAGCCCAGGCCCAGCAAGGCCAGGACCGCGAGGGTCATGTTCCCGCCGCCGGCCAGCCATGTCTCGAGCGGGTCCGGGATGACCGCGCAGACCGCGGTGATGATCGTGCTCATGGGAGTCTCCTTGCGTGTCCGACACCCGGCAGGTCGCTGGTGTCCTCGTCTGCGGCCGCACGGGCCTGATCGAAAGTCGCCGGGGAGAACTCGAGGTCGCCGGCACATATGTCCCCCAAGAACACTTGTGCTGGGGCTGACCCCGAGTTCCCCCACGAGATCTCGAACGGCGCCGAGTTGCGCACCGCGCGAGACAGGCAGTGCTGGACGAACGTCCCCACCGCCACCCGCCGGGAGTGGGCGTCCGTGTGCCGGACCATGCCCACCACCTCCCGGAAGGAATCCGAACGCAGGTCCGTGAACGCGACCCGCTCGTAAGTGAGCTTCTTCGCGGCGCTCACGACGCCGCCGCCTCACGGTGAGCCGCCCGCGAGCGCGAGGTCGTGCGGAACGGCGAGACCACCGGCGGGGCGATCCCCGCCGGGGGTGCCGCGGGCGCGTCGTCCTCGTCCTTGGCCGGGCGGACCGCGGCGTGGCGCAGTAGGGCGCGGACGTCGTCGCGGAAGAAGATGACCTTGCCGCGAGCGCCGCGGTGGTGGGCGATCTCGCCCCGGCCTGCCATGCGCTTGAGCTGCGACTCGGAGTACAGGCCCCGGGTCATCTCGGCGACCTCGGCCGGGAGCCAGCCCGTGAAGTCTGTGGGGGTGGTCACCTGCCCGCCTCCTGCCCGGTGATGATGCGCTGGAAGGAGTCAGCGTTGGCCGCGGTGGCGATGATGCGGCGGAGCCCGGCGCGGGCGGCGGGGTTCGCGTCGCCGATCATGGCGACGGTGGTGTAGAGCGCCTCACGCGTGGTGATCAGGAAGTCATCGCGCTCCGCCGGCGTCCGGCCTTCCCACACGATGGGCTGGATGCCCTCGCCGTTGAGGATGGTGGCGGCGTCGCGGGCCGCGGTGGCCACTACCTCCCAGGAGTGCTCGAGGTCCAGCAGCACAGCCAGGCTGCGGCCCAGCACTCGGGACTCGTCCTCCGCGAGGAGGTCGTCGAAGGGGTTGCCAGAACGAGCGAGGTTCTCGAAGTACGAGAGCTCGGGATCCTTCATCATGCGATGGCCTTCCTTTCGTGCTGCTCGGCGAGAAGCCGGCGGAGGTCCTCAAGGCCCTTGGAACGGACGCGGACCTGTGGAGTGGCGTGACGGAGAGCGCCGGTGTGCGGGTCGTTGAAGGTCCGGCCGCGCTCGGCGAGACGTCCGCGGTGGATCTGGGCCTGGTACGCGCGGGGACGACCCCGGCCGTCGCGGTAGATCCACTTCGCGGTGAACAGGAGGGCCCACAGGCCGTTCTCGCCGATCTCCCACGCGGTCTTGCGCGAGAGTGCCTTGCTGGCCTCGTTGACCGAGATGTCGCCCTCGGCGGAGAGGTACTCGTCCCAGGCGTTGGCCTTGGGCGTGAGCTCGAGGACCTTGGCCTGCGCCTCCTGCACGCGAGTGCTGAGGATCTGCATCGCCTCGAGCACCAGCTCGTCCTGGGTCTTCGGGAGCTGCGGGGTCTGGTGGATCGCGTAGGCCCCGGTCTTGCGGATCTGCGGGAGCACCTCGTGGGTCACCCAGCGCTGGAAGGCCCGGACGGCGTCCCTCGTGCCCTCGTCCGCCATGCGCCCGGTCTCGCGCATCATCACTGCGCGGAAGAACCCCGGCTCCGTGATGACCGTGAGCTGCTGTTCTCCGCCGGGGGTACTCACCACATGAGTACCCTTCGTGTCGGCAGGCAGGGACCGGAGCATGTTCGCGGCGTCACGGTGGCAGAGCACCCGTGCCACGTCGCTAGCAACGAACAGGGCTTCGCCGTCTTCCTCGAGGATTCGTACGCCCTGGCCCAGGTACTCGTACTGCATCAAGTTGCTGCTCATGTCCCTCGTCCTTCTGATGAATGCTTCCTAGAGCGTTGGTCACTCGGTGCGTGCGACTGGTGGGGCTCTCAACGAACAACTCCTCCAGGTCGCGGTCGAGCCATTTGCAGATCTGGCGGGCCAGATCCTCTGAGCACTGCTCCATGTTCCCGGTCTCGAGACCGCTGATCGCGGCCTGCGAGCACCGGCACAGGAGGGCCAGCTCATACTGCGTGAATTTCGCGGCCTTCCTGCGGATCTTGAGCCGCTCCCCACTGAGTGGGCGCATGATCACCTCCCGTTGGAGTCGGATCTTTGGTCGCTGCCATGAACGTGGCTTCGAGCCGTTGGTGAGGTACATCGTGACACCCTTTCTCGGTGGTTACAAGTGAACTCTAGAGCGTTTGTCATCCACTTGTCTAGGGCAGTGTCCGTCCCCCGCGTAAACTCGCGGTAGTACGGGATTCACTTTTATTTTTTTGGACCCCGGCGCATGGCACCAATAGGAAAACTCTCGCCAGGATGGACCCATGACGAAGCAACCCCGAACGCTGCGCGACGTGGCACTGGCCGCCAAGGCCCGGTACGACGGAGCAGGCGGCCGAGGTCTCGCCAAGGTGGCCACCAAGCACGGCCATACGATCAGCTACGGCACCATCGACTCCATCCTCGCCGGCACCTACACCCGGAAGCCCAGCGTGAAGACGCTCCGCGCCCTGGCCTACCTCGCCGGCCTGCCAGCGCAGGACGTCCTCGAGATCGCCGGCATGCGGGCACCCAGCACCGCGCTGGCGGAGCAGCTGCCCGAGGGCGTGGACGAGCTGGGACCCGAGGAACGGCAGATGTTGATCGACATGGCGCGCGGGCTGATTCGTCAGGCACGACGGGAGCAGAAGCTCGTCGTGGCACTACGAGACGCAACCGAGAGGCTGAGCCATGAACACGACGACGAGGACCACGAGCAGGAACCGCGGGCGGAAGCGCGCGGCCAGGAGTCGGCGCAACCGTCCCCCATGACCCGCGCCGGGGAGAGCCCGGCGGCCGAGGACACCGCACCGCCCGTCCCGGACGAGTACGCGCTGGCGGCCTACGACGCGCCCAGCGAGGGACGTGCCATGCGCAGCGCCCAAGACCAGGAGGCGGAAGCCTCGCAAGACGGCGGGGAATGGGACCCCGCCTGACCCTCACCCCACCCAGGAGCCCCCACCATGAGCACCCCCCACAACGAACCGCCCGCACCCAAGAAGCGATGGGCGCCGAAGAAGATCGCCAAGATCGGCTGTCTCGGCCTCATCGGGCTGTTCATCCTCCTCGTCGTGCTCGGGCTCATCGGCGCGGCCATGACCGGTACCCTCGGCCAGACCCCACCCAAGGAGACCCCGTCCAGCAGCGCGTCCACCAGCCCCTCCGAGACGACCACGACAGAGCCCACGGCAACGCCGACCGCGGAAGCCACAACCCCCGTAGCGAAGCCGAGCACAGAGGCCCCGAAGCCGACATCCTCGCCCACCACGGAGCCCACGAGGGCCCCGGCCAAGACCCAGGCGCCCAAGGACCCCCTGGCCGACGTGACCGCCCCCGTGGACGGTGCCAAGGCCCACATGGAAGGCCCCGTGCTATTCGTGCAGATCCCGCTGCAGGAAGGCTTCACCGGGCCCTCCACGTCCGTCGCGCAGAAGGACACCGTCGACGTGCTCAAGGCCGTCCAGGAGTCCGGGGTGGACTACACCCGGGTCTTCGTCCAGGGTGACCCCGAGAAGGGCGGGCTGGGCACGCTCAACGCCGGCTACGACAAGGCCACCGTTGACAGCATCGACTTCTCTACCGTGGTCGTCCCCGAGATCTGGAACGCCCGCGACGCCGGCAACGTGAGTGCGGAGCTCCAGTGACCAGCCGCGAGCGCCGGCGGACGCAGTCAGAGCGCCGACAAGCGAACTGCCGGGCGCATCGGAAGAGATGTGGGGAACGCTCATGGCGCTGAAGCTGGTTGACGCTTCTGGCGGTGCTTCGCAGTCGAACCTGACGCGTGAACTCGCCAAGTTTCCGGAACCTGTCCGTGCGCGCTTCCGATCCATGATGCGGAGCTACGCAGCGGAGCCGAAGGACCAGCGTCCCGACTTCGCCAAGCTCTCCTCGCTCAAGGGGCTACGTGAGGCGCGCTACAAGTACAGGGGCAACCAGTACCGCCTGTTCTTCGCCGTGACCACCACCGAGGTCCAGATGCTGTGCGCGTTCCACAAGACCAACAAGGCGGACACCCAGCGCTTCGCCAAGAGAGCCCAGACTCGCCGTCAGAACTTCCAGCGAGTATGAGTCGACGATCCGTCGACCGCACCACTAGGATCACCTATATCGGATAATCCGATACGCAACTGAGGAGTACCCATGAGCGCAGCTCACTACGACACCGCCGCCGACCCGTTCGGGCTGGACGACGAGTCCCCCGAGTCGCTGGCGATCCAGGCCGACGCGGACACCGAATACGGTCTTCTCGTCGCCCTCATCAAGGCACGGACTCGGCTCAAGATGACCCAGCGTGATGTCGCGGAACACTTGGGTGTGTCCCAGTCGGTCATCTCGGACATGGAGCGTGGTGCCACTGAGCTGAAGGTGACAACCGCCCTTGAGTACGCTCGGGTGGTGGACCAGGAACTGACCATCCGCCTCGACAACCGAGATGTGCGTCACGCGCTTCCAACATGGCGAACCGCCCCCGTCGCAGGGCAGCCCGATGATGGCAAGGTCATCAAGCTGGCCAGCCACCAGCGCTGGCACATGAACCCCTCGCGATCACTGCAGGTGCCGAGCTTTGAGCGATCCCAGGCGGCCCTGTGATGAGCACTGTGGAGGTCGTGCTGCACGACGTGCACACCATCAAGGCATGCGCAGAACTCGATACGTCCAACGGAATCTCACTTCAGCCGGTGGAGGGCGGGGAGTTCACCCCTGAGATCTCGTTCCGTTTCCTGGCGGAGAAGGACGCTGAGTACCCAGCCACCCGCATGGGCGTCATCACGGTCGCGGGCGATACCGCCTCTGGACGCTTCGAGGTCGAGGTGGCTGGTGTTTTCACCATGCCTGATCCGGGCGCGCTGCCCGAACCCGAAAAGCGCATGGTTGTTGGTCATGCCCTGAACCTGCTCTTCCCTTTCGTTCGCGCTGAGATTCGGGACATCACAGCACGGGTTCTCAAGGCCAGTTTGGTGGCCCCACCCATGGACTTCACCCAAGGGGACGTGACGGAGGTCCAGGACTAGGCCGTCACATCCCGGGCCACATCGACTCCTGCCGCGAAGCTGGAGCTGCTTATCCGTGTCCGGGCCCACAACTACATTCGAACGCATGTTCGACCCCTGGGCCCTGATCGAGAAGCACGGCATCCTCGTGCAGCGCGCGCCATTGCGCGTGGCCAGCGGATGCACTGACGGTCGGCGCGTGTGGCTGGATGAACACCTCACCGACGTGGAGGCCCGTTGCGCGCTGACGCACGAGCTCGTGCACATCAGCCGCGGCCACACCCGGCACCAGCCCGCGGCAGTGGAGGACGACGTGCGAGCGCAGACCGCGCGGCTGCTCGTGCCGTGGGAGGCGATCACCGCGCACGTAGGGTCTCAGCTGGACCAGTGGCATCTCGCGCAGGAGCTCGGGGTGACCGAACGGGTCCTCATCGACCGCCTGCACTTCGCGAGCGCGGTGGAGCTGCAGTCCCTGCGCGAGACCGTGGTCTGGGGCTGA